GGGCTTGCGCTGTTCGACAAGGACCCGAGCGATCCGAAGGAGACGTTTACGCAGGCTGAGATCGACAAGATGGTGGAGGACTTCAATACGGAGGAGGCGTGGCTGGTTCAGAACGCCTTGCAGCATAACAGGAGCCCGGCGAAGGCGATCATGAAGCATGCGCAGTTGCGGGGGTGGAAGGCGCCGCAGGTTCAGACGTCGACCCCGGCGGCAGCCAAGCCGCAGCAGGTATATGCCAAGGGTTCTGCGCTTGCTGGATCACCTGTCGGCAGGTTTAGTGCGCAGAGTGCTGTGGCTCAGATCCAGGCTGAGAAGGCGGGACAGGCGGCTTCGAGGTCATTATCGGATGGTGGCGGGGCGCCTCCGAGCGGTCCGCTGACACCGAAGGAGCTGTTGGCTATGAACGATGAGGAGTTCGGGTATTACATCGACCATCTGCCGAAGCCTCAGCTGGAAGCGCTGATGGGCAGGGAGTTTCCGGGTCGTGGCTGAGATCTGTCCGCATTGCGGGAAGTACCATCAAGGCGCATGCCCGCGGGTCAAGGCGATCGAGTATTATCCCACTGGACAGATCAAGCGGGTCCAATATCACTCGATGGTTGCCACGGACTGGCCCCTGGTGGAGACGGACATGGGTGACTGGGAGGCGTGGGCGAAGGAGGGTGACAAATGAGCTGTCTTAGTCTGGGGTTTTTACAGCAGTTGATCATCTGGGTGATCGTGATCGCTGCGATCGTGGCGGTTATCCGGTTATTGGTGCCGTATCTGACGAGCCTTATCGGGTTTCCGATCATTGGCCGGATCATTGAAATTGTGCTGTGGGCGGTGGTGGCCATCGCGGTGGTGTATCTGATCTTTGGGCTGCTTGGGTGCCTGATGGGTTCCGGAGGTGGCTTGCATCTGCCATCGCGGTGAGGTAGAAATGTCACACGCCTCGGGGATCGGCGCATAAATTTCCCCCGCGTTTTGGGTTATCGCTCAAACCCTCCCCGCCCAGCAGAGGGCGCATAAAGACTGCACCTCACGCATATCGCTCAATGTGCCATGGCCCCGCTGTGACGAGGCCTGGCGCGACCGCAGGGGTGCCACATGGCCACTACTTCCTTTCCCGTCAATGACGCGATGGCCGTCAAGCTGTGGTCGCGCGTACTTGACTATGAAGCTCTCAAATACACGGCGATAGCGCCCCTTATCGGAGATGATGAGAACGCTATTATTCACATGCAGGATGCGCTGTCGAAGGGTCCGGGTGATGCCATCACCTACGCGATCGTCATGCAGCTGGCGCAGGCAGGTTTTAGTGAGAACCAGCTGGCGGAGGGCAATGGCGAGGCACTAACGACCTATTCGGACCAGCTTGTCATCAATGAGCTGATGGCGGTGGCTGGTGTGAAGTCCAGGAGAACCATCGACCAGCAGAGGGTGCCTTGGGATCTCCGCAATACGGCCAAGAGCAGGCTTGGAGACTGGTACGCCAAGCGCTATTCGGTGGCGTTCTTCAACCAGGTTTGCGGATATTCGGTGCAGACGGATGTCCGCTATACGGGACTGAACCCGGTGACGGCGCCATCTACGGGCCGCATTATCCGGCAGTCGAACCGGGCATCGGATGATCTGCTGGTTGCGGGGGACACGTTTACCTTGGACATGGTGGACAAGGCGAAGGAGGCGGCCATCACGGCGACTCCGATGATCCGTCCGGTGAGGATCAAGGGCACGGCTCCGAGGGGGAACGGCAGATCCGACTACATGAATACGCTGGAAGACATTTATGTAGCGTATTTGCATCCGTATCAGGTGACGGCAATGCGCCGCAACACCTCGACGGGGCAATTTATCGATATCCAGAAAGCAGCGTCGATGGGGCGGCAGGATACGGGAAACAGGATCTTTTCCGGTGCCATCGGGATGTACAACTCGACCATTTTGAGGTCGGCGTTCGACGTCACGGACGGTGTATCGGCTACAGGGGCTGACGTGCCGACCGTGCGTCGGGCTGTATTCCTGGGTGGTCAGGCGGCGATGCTGGGGTTTGGCAGGGACAACGGGCCGCAGAAGATCACCTGGAACGAGGAATTGTTTGATCACAAGCGGCGTCTTGAGATCTCTGCGCTGACTATTCATGGGCTGAAGAAGACGCGTTACAACAACATCGACTATGGCACGATCGTCATGGCGACTTACGCGCAGCCTGCGACTTGAGGAGGACCTGACATGGCGACTGGTGTACTTGGTACGGCTGCCCGGCAGGACCCGCGGCAAGTCTCGAACACGATGAAGAAGACGGTCAATGCGGTTACCGATGCAGCTCCTGGTGTAGCGGTCCCGTTTGCGAATTATCTGCCGCAAGGTGCCTTCATCCTCGGTGTCTGGATCGAGGTGCCGGTCGCCTTCAATGGCACGACGCCTACGGTGACGGTTGGCACCAACTCGCCGACCTACAACAATATCGTGGCGGCGGGCGACGCGACGTGGACGGGCACTGTTATTCCCGCCATCACACAAGGCAGAGCACTCGGCCGATCCCTTACTGCGGCAGCCGATGTGCTGCCATATGCGATATGGAATGCGACTGGCTCTCCCACTACAGGACAAGCCATTTTCGTCATCGAGTTCGAAGGCGGATGGTCGTCCTAAGCTCCCAGCCTTGGGCCGGGCGGCCGACCCCGCCCAGCCTCTTTTTGCGAGGGTGAGATGATGAAGCGCTTTCTCAATTCGGCTGCGGCGGGAGCGATCTTTGCACTTGCGGCCTTGGCCACGTCGGCGACGGCTCTGGTCATCAGTGGTCGTATCAGCCAGAACAACCGGGAGATCTTCCAGGTTGGCATTGCGGCTGTAACGCCTGAGCAGGGCATTACGGCAACGGCATCCGGCACGCAGGCAACATCCTATCAATTGAGTGCGGGTGTATCGTTCGTGACGACGGTTGCGACGATCGGGGACGGGGTGAGACTGCCATCGATCACGGCGATCGGGCCACCGACCAACCTTGATGGTTCGCTCAATGTCATCGTGGTGAACAACACAGCCAACTCGATGAACGTGTTTCCGTTCCTGGCTACGGATGTGATCGTGAGCAATGGCGTAGCGGCTGGTGCGGGAGCGGCATTGGCTATTGCGGCATTGAAGAGTGCGGACTGCTGGGCTTCGACGGCACTGGGCCGCTGGTATTGCACTGTAGGGTGAGCGCGGTCTGGCCGCGGTCGCCGCGGAGGAGGCGCAACCCATGAGACTTCTACTTTGCATTGTTCTGGTTTTATTCCTGTCTTTATGCGAAGTGCATGCGCAGGCGACCCCTCCTTGCACGGCTCCCTGCACGAAGTCGCAATTACTCAATGATGTGCAGACGCAATTCCCGGACAATACGGTCGGGGCGATCACTCCCTCCATCCTGCGCAATTTCCAGACGAATTTGATCAGTTCCTCGATGCCTGCTGCGCCTGTGGGAGCGGGGGCGTTCACCTGCTACGTAGGGACGACGGGTTTGCTGGGGACATGCACCTCGGCCTTGGGAATAGCGCTGGGAGGTACGGGTGCGACGACGCAGCCGGGAGCGGCAGCGGCTATTTTCCCGTTACCGGTTCGAGCTGGCGATCTCGTGTACTGGAACGGTTCGTCCTGGGGGACACTGGCTGGCAACAATACGACGACGGGCTTACTGCAGCAGACCAATGCCGGTGTTCCGAGCTGGGTATCGGGTAGTGCGGTGACGCCACTGGTATTTCCGACACCGACGAGATCCGGCGACGTCGTTTATTGGAGCGGATCGGCCTGGGTAACGCTGCCGGGCAACAACAGCGGCTCCCAGTTCCTTTCAGAGAACGCCTCGGGTATTCCATCATGGGCCACGGCGGCGGTATTCCCCTCCACGACCAATCCGGGCGACATCATGTACTGGAATAGCACGGCATGGGTGACATTGCCGGGCAATACGGCCGGGACAAAGACACTGACGGAGAACGCGACAGGTGTTCCGGCGTGGTCGGCCTACAATGCTGGCACGGTGACCTCGGTTGCGGCGGGGGCAGGGCTGACGGGCGGCACGATCACAACAAGCGGAACCATTGCGCTCAATATGTCGCTGGTGACGTCTTCGTTGGGGGCCGATGTGACTGTTACTACGGCCTATGCAATTGGTCCGAGTGTGGCGCAGGGCACGACGGGGACATGGTATGCCAGCGGTACCGTGACATTGACTGATACGGCTGGAGCCGCGACGTTTTTCTGTAAATTATGGGATGGCACGACGGTGATGGCGAGTGGCGCAACAAATATTGCGGCGGCTGCTGCATCGGCGTCTTTTGGGCTTTCCGGTGTCATTACGTCTCCTTCGGGAAATATTCGTATCGAATGTAAGGAAGGTACTGCAAACGGTCTCATGAAGTACAATACGACCGGCAATTCGAAGGACTCGACGATAACAGCGATAAGGATACAGTAATGGCCCAGACGGGCGGCTTTGGTCCAGGTTTTGGTGCTGGTTTTGAGGGCGGAGGTGCCAAGCCGACATTGTCGACGATGGTATTTCGCATTGCTGCGGAGTTGGGGGCTCGGTTTGATCTAGCAGGCAATTGGGGGTCATCGAGCCAACAAAGGCCCAATTCCGAGGCAATCCGGAACGCCATTTATACCGCGATAGGGGAATATCAGAAGCAGCGTTTTCGCTTCAACGAGCTGGACCCGGCCCATCCGATCACATTCAACACGATCGCAGGGCAGCATACGTATTCGACGAATGAGTGTCCTGCGCTCGCGACATCATATTTCATCGACTATCTCAACATCCGGATCGGCAACACGCTGATGCAATTGTCGCAGGTGACACCGGAGCGGCAGCATCTCAACATTCAATTGTTTACACAATTCGGCCTTCCGGTGAGCTATGCCTATGAAGGCAATACGGTCCTGTTATATCCGGTGCCTGCTGCGGTGTATGAGGTGCGGCTTGGCGCTCATCTTCAGATCCCGGGTCCTGTGGACGATAATGAGACGGACAATGTCTGGATGACGCAGGCGGAGCGGCTCATCAGATGTCGTGCCAAGTATGAGATCGCGGTGCATGTAACGCGCAACATGCCGATGGCGCAGGCGATGTCTCCGGAGCCTGGAAGCGGCGGAGAGACGCATCGGTCATTTCAGTCATTGAAGGCGGAAGGCAACAAGATAACGTCGACGAGGTCGCGTGTTAAACCAATGGCGTGGTGATGCCTGGGAAACTCATTCTATTTCCGGAATATGCGCCTGATGTGACACCGCTGGGTCAGGCGGAGTCGCAGACGATCTTCAATGTAGTGCCGCGTGGGGATGGCTACGGTCCGGTGCAGAGTTTGCAGGGCTATACGCTGGCGCTGTTTGATCTATGCCGCGGTTTTTTCTTTGGCAGGAACACGGACGGCTCGATAACGATCTTTGCCGGGACTGCGACCGATCTTTACATCCTCGACAATACAACGCTGGGCTGGCGCAAAGTATCGAAAGGCGGAACGTCTTATGGTCAGCTTCCTGCTGGTGATAATTGGCAATTCGCCCAGTTCAATAACCTTGTCATAGCGGTTCAGCAGAACACGGTGCCGCAGAAGTTCATATTGGGCAGTGCAGGCAATTTCGTCGATCTCGGCGGCAACCCTCCGGCGGCCGGGGCGATCTCCATCATCGGGTTTTTCGTTGTCTTGACAGCCTTGCAGCTCAACCCACAAAGAGCACAATGGAGCGACCTCGATGCGCCTGAGATATGGAGCGCTGGTCTTGGGCTTGCTTCGTTTCAGGACTTCCCGGATGGCGGCGTCTGTCTGGCTTCGAGCGGTGGCGATGCCTACGGGCTGATCTTTCAGGAGCAATCGATCCGGACGATGACGTATGCGGCAGGCAACCCGGCCATTTTCCAGTTCTACCGACTGTCGACACAGGAGGCTTTGTTTGCCAAATATTCGATCACGAACGTCGGCAATCGGGTATTCTATCTGGGGGCGGCTGGTTTCAAGATGATCGTGGGGACGGCCGATCAGCCGGTGGATATTGGCAAGGACAAGGTCAATATCAGCTTCTTCAATGATGTGGACGCCGCAAACCTGCAACTGATCATCGGGGCCTCGGCTCCGAAGGCGACGAGGGTGTATTTTGCCTACAAGTCCATGAAGGGAACGCCGAATTATTTCGATCGTGTGCTGGTGTTCGACTGGCTGCTGAACAAATGGACGCGTTTGAACATATCTGGCGAATATCTCGCGACATTGGCCAAGCCTGGGCTGACGCTGGAGCAAATGGATAAGTTTACATCAGTTCAATTGCTGGTTCGGAACGCGACGGACAATGGTTCAGGGGCGATCAGGCTGACCTTGGATGCCGTGTCGAAGCCGACGTTCGATCTGGCAGCGCAGCCATTCGCGACGGTACAGGGTGTGGTGGGGACGACGGAGGCCAATGGGGTCTGGCGGTTCAATATCATCGATGGCACGCATGCGGATCTGGTGGGCTCGACCTTTGTGCATCCCTACATCAGCGGTGGAGCGATCGGGGGCTCGATCGAGACCATCCCGTTTTCATTCGATACCATTGTGAAGGCGTCATTGGCCAATCTGGCGGCTTTCGACAGCAGCAATGTGCTCGGGTTCTTCGATGGGCCATCCCTTGAGGCTTTGCTGGAGACAGGCGATGCCGATGCCGAAGGGCAAATGGTCTTCACCAATGCGGTGCGTCCTATTACGGACGCGACACAGGTCTATTGCTCGGTTGGATGGCGGCTGGCAGTGCAGGGTTTGCTCAATTACACGGCCGAGAACCTCATCGACGACATGGGGATGGCTCCCATTGATCCGATCGAGGCTCGGTATCAGCGCGGCAGGGTGCGCATTGTTGCGGGGTCATCCTGGACATTTGCCCGAGGCATCGAGCCTGAGAGCCAAGTTGCGGGAGATCGCTGATGCCCAGCTTTGGCAGTCTTGCACCCGGTCAGGATAGCGAAAACGACCTCATTGACTGGTCCCGGATGAACCAGCCATTCGGGGACATTAGTCCACCTCCTGACCCTGTCATTGGAACGCTTGGCAAGGGCACTCCCTATGAGAGGCCTATTACCCAAAGCGATGTCGACAGGGGTATCCGCCTCGGTCTGATGTCCTCGGGAGGTGGCATTGGGGCTGCTGAGGGCCTCATGGCCCGGGCGAGGGTTCCCATTCTCAAATATGCGGCTGGACGTCGTGAAAGGCGATCAAGCTGGCCTCCTCTGGGAGCTAGGATGTTACCGCGGTATAACCCGTATGTCGGGATACCCTATGATCGAGATGAACCTGGTATGCCGGTTGGTACAATAGGTATTCGAGGCTAAAGATGGCTGGTTTCGGCAGCTTGGCACCCGGCATGGATACCGAGAACGATCTTCTCAGCCAGCCTCAATACACGTATGGCCTGCCGCCGCT